TTAATAATCTTTCTTCCCTCTGAATCTGCAGTTGTTGAACCTTGAGCAACTACCACACCTACAGAAAGTTGAAATTCTGTATTAAACAGAATTTGATTCGGAGCAGCTCCAACTGTTGTCTTAATTCCCGATTGATTGAACATTTAATCTTCCTCCTTTACTTCCCAAAAAATGAACTTTGAGTTTTCTTTGCCTTCATTTTACCGAGTCTTGCACCAATAGATTCTTCATTCTTGCCAGACTTATTTTTGCTATTTCCAATAGAACCACCTGTGCCCTTCTTACCTGCATTATCATCATCACTTGAAGTAAACATGTCAGGGTGTTTCTTCTTGATTTCAGAAATAACCGTCTTAAACTGCTTACCGTCATTTGATTTTGCCGTTGCAAGAATTATCACATCGTCTACACAATCTGGCTTTGCACCTAACATCATAGCAGACACCTTTGCTTCTGCCTGACTCTTTGCAGCGATTGCCTCAGCAAGTTTTGTCTCGGCGTCTTTGTTTGCTTCGTCCTTGTCTTTCTTATCCTGAATCAATTTACGAATATCGGCCTCGGACATACCAAAAACTTCGGCATAATCAATTTCCTTTTCGTCTTTCTTTTCATCATCGTTTTTGCTCTGATCTGCAGAATTATTTGAATTGGAATCTTGATTCTTATTGGGCTCATTCCCAGAATCGTCTGTGTTGCCCTTGTCGTCGTCCCCTTTCTTATCGTCAGGATCATCTGCGAAAAATTGCATTGAAATTCTTATCTTGTTTTCCTCAAACATTTTCTTTTTCTCTCCTTTTGTTTATAACCAGAAATTGCCCTTGATATTTCTACCAAGAGCATTTATATTAAAATCATCTGATTTTTGTTTTATTTATTTTTTCTTCCTCATAAAACTCACAATAGTCGTTCAGGAACAATACATCATGCGGTTTTCCATTATCGTGAGGTGGACCAAGATAAATTTTGCACAAATCTTTGGTTACACCACATTTTATTATTTTATCATTTACTTTAATTTCTGTCTTATCTCTGAATTTGCAATCTTTGCACATTATTTTATTTGGATCTGGCCATTGTGGTCTGATTTCATTGTTTTCAATAGTCATCAGATCACCCCCTAAATAATTCAGCCTCAGGTGCAATTCTGACCTTGCAACCAGCCTTCTGCATTTCCTGCATTCTTGCATTTGCTTCTTCATAAGTTTTGTAGGTATTCAATCCCCACACCCATCTTTTTCCATATTTTACTTTTAATCTGAATTTCATAATTATACCTCCGTATTAGTCCTCATAATAGCCTTTACTTTCTAAATAGTTGTATATCTCTTCCGACATATTTGAATATTCTTTTGCAATGGCTTCACACCCAAAACTTACCTGTCTTTTGGCACATTCACTAAATGCTATAGCCATGTCATTAAACATTGAGCCTGTTGCCGTAATCTTTTCACCATTTGAAAATGTGATTGTGTACCTTGTTCTCCATTTTGATTTTTTCATAGCTTTATGCCTCCTCTGAGATTATGCCATAAATTCAATGGCTTTATTTATTCTGTTGTTCAGAACCTTTTCACTTGCGTTCTTAGGTATTTTAATTTTGCCGAGTTGTTTGCAAATGCCATATTCACTGTTTGTTATCTCTGTAATAATCATTGTAACTGTAACATCTTCATCAGTTCCGTTGTTTCTGTAAGTTGTTTCCATCCATATATGCTTGTGACCATTTTCTTTAGCATAGTTGATGGTGTAGCAAGTACCAAATTGTGATTCACAATCTACTGTGTAACCAAGTTCCTCAAACCTTTTTGCTGCTCTTGTAATCAATGTTGTTGCATTCATAGTAGTTCCTCCTCTAAGGTCTTTAGGTTATTTTTATTTCTGAATTTAAGATATTCCTCAAGGTTACCTTTCACAACTATTTGTTCAGAGCTCTTAATGTGGGAGTTGAACCAGTGAGTATTCTGTTTTATCCTTGATGTTTATCTCTTATCTTGTCTATATTATATCACACTAAATTGCATTTGTAAATAGGTTTTTGGTAATGTTTACAAAAAGTTAATAATTTATTTTGTGAACGAAGAAATACCACCTGTATGGGTATGTTCCAAACCTGTCTTAAAATAATCTGGCTGACCTACAACCTCCATATCTATCTCAATATCTCCATATTTATATCTTATATCTGTTATTCTATATTGAGTACCTCGTTGGATCAGCATCTCGGCCTCTCTACCTACGCCATAATAATCTTGTCCAGCCTTATATATTTTTGCACTTGATGTTTCTCCATAATAGCTTTGCGGTTCACAATAAATGGCCTTTGTACCTTCTGGACAAAAAATATTATATTTAACTTGTCCACTAAAACCTGAATCTTTTGCAATTCCAGTAGAAGTAAAAGCATGATTTGTAAATGTTTGACCTACAAAAGCATTTTTCATTTCGTCAACATTTCCACTTTGAATAATTTGCTTAGCGTCATCAAAACTAAACAAATCACCTTCCAACAAACCAACCAAACCATTTGTATCGGATCCTCTAACCAGCATGCAAGAATCTTCCATTGCGGTTTTTTCGATTGCATTTGTCAGATTTTTTATTGCATTTTTATAATCAACATGTCCATCAGATTTTGCAAACTTCTGCATAGCTGCCGTGTCTATAGTTCTATATTTATCTTCATAACCTAAATCAACATTACCAATTCCCTTAAAATCATATCTATCCCAACTCTCAGCATATCCACTTAATGATCTATTCATAGGATTGGAATTTCTGGTGTATTCCCAAACAGAATATTTTTCTTGTTCTGTCATATCGGCCCATTGTCTATCCAATATTTCCCTATAGTATTTATCAGCTTCTACTCTCCTGGCATAATTCTTTGCAGCCGCTTTTGCTTCGTCAGTATAAAGATCATCAGAAAATTTACCAACAACATTTCCTGTTGGATTTAAGGCCTTTTTGGCATCTAAATATTTTGCTTTGGCTGCCATATATTTCTTGCCTTCAGCTTCAAAATCATCAAGCTGATTCAACAGATTGTGAAATTTATCATACTTCAACATATCGTCGGCTGAAGTAGTTAATTTTGAGATTTCGTCCATGTAATATTGTTTTTTCTTTGGAATAGAATCTATTTTACTTGCATACTCAGAAACTGTCACATCATCTTTCCAAACACCTGAAATGATCTTACTTCCTATATCGTCCATTTCTTGTTTAGCTAAATTCATTTGAGCTACATAGTCTACCACAGGCTCTGAGGCGGTCGTGGCGACCTTTTCTACCTCAACCAATGATTTATATTTATATTTCAATTTGCCAAGCTTAGAATTAAAATATTCAACATCTGACATACCTGCTTTTATTGCTTCTTGTTCTAATTTAGAACATATAGCTGGATCGGCTTTTGCATACCATTCCCAAAAATCTCCTGGCATATTGTCAACAGTGTAACCATAAGGACTTAAATATTTATTTTGATTTGCTGTAAACTCTGCAACCTTGACTTTCTTTTCGGTCTTAACAGCCTTTTCAATCGCTTTTACTTTTTCTGCCGCTTCAGGCATAGTTTTCTGAACTACTGTATTTGTTAATTCTGATACAGATTTATATTTATATTTTACTTTACCTAATTTAGCATCAAAAAACTCATGCATTGTCTTGCCATTCTTTTGAGCTTGATCATAAAATTTATCCAAAATATCATTTGGAATACTTGTATTGCTGAGCCATTCATCATAACTAGGAATTTTTTCAGGAGTATAACCATAAGGCTCCAAATATGTCTTTTGCCAGTTGGTAAATTGAGGAACCTTGACCTTCTTTTCGGCTATCTTCTTTTCAGCAGATTTCTGAATGTCGCCAGTTGAAATATTTTGTGGTGCAGCGGCATTCTGTTTGAATTGATTAATCTTATCTTGTAATTTGGCTGCCTCATCGCCAAGGGCCTCCTGTCGCTCCTGAGCTATATCCTCTAAAGACTTAGGAAAATGAATTGCCATTGTACACATACCATTCGGGTGATCTAAAGGCAAATCCTCTGGCTTATAAATTTTCCCATCTCTTTCAGCACAGATCTCACACATTCTTTCGGTACCCGAAGCAAGCCATTCAATACCATCAGAAAAAGGATTTTGTTCTGTGTATTCTTTCACCGTTTGCTGATAAGCATGTATAATGGTTGTTCTTGCCACTCTCTGAGCATTATAATCAACTCGCTTACTGGTACCAGGATAAACTTTCGACCAAGCCCAATCTTTCTTTGCGGCCGGATCAACATATTTTTCAAGGTCCTTTGCAATTTCATAAGTCGATTTATTTAATGCTACACCTTGAGCTGTTATATATCGAATGTCTTTCATTGTTGCACTTTCACAACCCCAAATTCTTTGAGATAATTTCATTTTCGGAGTGTAAATCGTTCCATTGGTAATTGTATTTACAACATCTTTTGGAATATACGAAAAAGCTCCTTTAACATTGATCCCCAAATTATTCATCAGATCATTGCTTTCACCTACAACATACTTAGATATATCTAATACATTGTTTTTTATTTCAGATAACACCTGTTTGGAAATATTCTTGTATGATTCTTGCAACTGGACCTCCAGATTTTTCAAGTATGTTATCTGATATGATTTCTTATTGCTTCCAGGCTTTTGAGCATCTTTCAATTGTTTTTGAACGGTCTTGAGTGCCTGCCCATAAATATTCTTGATTCGTTTTTCTTGATTTATTGTCAAAGCTGTTTTATAACCAGCCGATTCGCCAATCTTATATGATACAGACACTTCAAACACCCCTTTTTATATTTTATGTTTCATAGGAACCAGGAGTAAATGCAGCTTCTTCAAGCATTTGTTTTTCTCTTGCTATCTGCTCAATTTCTGCATCTGCTTCTGCATCGGTTAATTCTCGCCATTTCTTCATGTAGGCCTTTCTTGACATTGTTTGCTGACCTACCTCAGCAAGATCCATTTGTTTTTCTTCTTCTTCGTCCTCAGGTAAAGGATAATTAGGATCAATAAATACCTCATAGTTAATTGGTGTTATTATATCCTCTGTGTATTGTTTTATACAATCTGGATAATATACTGCACCTTCAATCAGAATATCCATAATATACCTGAGCTTTGGAGCCCATGTCACAAGCTTCTCATTACATCTTACTTGCAATGGCCAATAGACTGCCTTCAATGCTTTACCAGAAGTAATCACGCCTTGCATGGACTCGAGTGAAACATCTGGCATATCTATCTGTTCATGCATTTCCATGTCTATCCTCTTTAATGTTGTTTCAAGAGGGGCACTATAGGACATGTTATTTTCAAGAGTACCAACCTGAGGATTTGCTTGATCCAAATTTTGATCTGTCGATAAATCCCAAAAACTTCCAGGCCTTCTGCTTAAACCCTTTGTACTGTTTGGATCCATATCAATGGCAAAGGTAACCGGGTTCATGTTCTTTCTTTCGTTGTCCATATCTGAATTTGATAGCTTGCTAAAATCTGACTCATACTGCATCAAAGCATTAATTTCAGATTCACCCCTTGTATTACCTAAAGTACCATCATTCAGAATAACAACAGCAGGGACCTTATCGAATTCTGTTTCGGATTCAGGTGTAACCGATTCAATCAGATTTCCCAAACCATCGAACAGATCTTCTTGTACATAACATTTCTGAGTCTTTTGACCATTTACTGTTTTATACTTTAAGAAATACCTCTTTCTGAATATCCGCCTTGACGAAGATTGATTTGAGTCATTTACAACAATAAATGCCGTAAAATTTTCCAACTCATCGGGATTGCTTAGCTTTGTATTATATACAAATTCTGTTGCCTTTAGGAATGTGATCTTTACGCCATCATCGGGATTGAAATTTATTATTGCCCCTACTCTGCCAGCTATAAAACAATCCTTTGCAGCCTGAAGCAATTGCCTCCCTACGTTATTCTTTTCGCAAACCTTTCTGACATACTCCTGAACAATAGTTATCATATCTTTTGTTTCGTCTGATACTTCTGAAATATCACCTTTTGGATTGATTACGATATCAGGCATTTGTGAAAATAAGAACCTTGCCTCTTTATTGATCAGCCTTGCACAACGTTTATATCTTGTTTCTGACGGTTCATAATCTCCATTGCTTCCCTCTGGTGAAAATTCTGCACCATTTTCATATACATCATAATATTTAAGTATTTTGTGTATCTCAGTCAGATATTCGTTTGCATCTTGTCCGAGCTCTTGGCTTATCATTGACTGAGGAACTTTCTTCCATACATAAATATATTCGCCTTGCTTTGTTTTATCTTCCATACTTTCCACCTCCAACACTTCCTGAAATACTGTTTGATTTTCTTTCCTTAATATCAGCTACTGTTACCAAATCTAAAGCATACCAAATAGCCGAGAATGTATGCGGATCTATATTAAAGTCATCATAAATTACATTGCCTTTTTGATCTTTCTTGTACGTCAGATACTGTAGTTCTCTGATTGTATTTCTACATTTAGGACTTACGATTATATGCCTAAATCTTTTGATCTTTCTTGTATTACTCAAACGTGAGCCAGCAAATTTATTTCTACATGCTCTCATTTGATAACCGCATTGCCTATAATATGCAATTGCTTTTGGATCCTCATTATCTGCAACTATCATTTTTCGATAGCCTTGCCTATTATACTCGTTTATTCTCTCTTTCAAGGCTAACATTCTCGGATCCCTTGCAAACCTATCATCAGTTATTTTGTTTTTATAGATTTCGTCCCATATATACAATATACTATGCTTGATATCTACTGACATTGAAACAACCGCATTATAGGATTCCTCAAAACCAAAGTCCATTCCAAAATACTGATTTTCAGGTCCAAGCTGTTCAATTTCTGATTTGAATAATTCTGCCGATTGAGCTATCATAAATTGAGGTAATACCCTCGTACCATTTACACCAAATTGACCTAATCTTGCAACTCTCCACAATGGTTCATCATATAGCTTCAATTCGTCAAGTCGTCTTATATATGCCTTAGGCAAGAACGGATTATCATCAGGAACACTATGCATATAGTATGTACCATTCTTAACTATTATTTTCTTTTCATATAACTTATTATCATCAAGTATAACCGTTTCTTTCCCATCATCATCTATATTAACAAAGAAATGCCTATACACCCAATTTTCTTTACCAACTGGATTGCAAGACAAAATAAAATGCATTGAAACATTTGGGGTTCTGATTCTTCCCAAAAGTTCTTTATAGCCATCGTATTTAATTTCAGAACATTCCTCAAGCCATACTATAGAAACATCATTTAATGATTTCAATTTAGCAGGCTTATCCATACCCTTAAAAATGATCTTTGCACCATTTGGAAATACAAATCCCAAAGGTGATTCTCTTTTTAATACTTTATATTTTCTTTCTTCTTTATCATATCTGTTTTCTGTTAGTAAATTCATATCCTCGAGTATTTCTGTCATAAGAGAAAAGCAACTATCTTTTAATGTATCATATACTTCCCTTACAACCAAAGCTGTTCGCTTTTCTTGAAACAATTTCAAAATGATTTTTAATGCTATCTGATATGATTTTCCTGAACCATAACCACCAATAGCAAGATATTTTTCATAGTCCCAATCAAATAGAAAATCACTATAAAATGGAGCAACTTGTTTTGTGATTTCCATTACTCATCGCCCCAGCTTTCATCGTCCTCGGCTGCATTCCATTCAGCTTCCCACTTATCTTCATCAGATTCACCATTGGCAGAAATTTTGGAATCCTTACCAGCATTAACCACATTGATTGTAACCTTGCTTGCATCGAGCTCTTCCTGAGTTGGTATATTATCCCTATTCCTTTTCCACTTTGTTGACTGCCTGTTATTTAACCAAGCAAGACAAGCAGTAACATCTGGCATAATATGTTTTGTAGTTTTTTCTTCTGTAGTTGAAATTGATCCATCAGCTCTGGGCTTTATAGTCACTTTTGTTTCTGATATATCCATACCTATACATCTTTGAAACAAGGCATTTTCAACTTGATAATCTGCAACTTCTTTCCCGTTACTCAAGGCTTCAAATATCTGTTCGTCTTTTTCTTTCCAATTAAACAGAGTTACATAACTAACTCCCATTTTCTTTGCTATCTGATCTAATGTCAAGCCGTCTCTTGACCAACAAGTTAAAAGCAATAGTCCTTGCTCCGTTTTCCATTTTTCGATTTTCTTTTTTGTTACCACTTTTCTCACCTTCTTTTTGTTTTTTTAAGAATTTATTTAATTTATATATTCATTTCTTTCTATAGTAAAACCATTTTTCTTTGCTATTTCAATCATTGTATTTATATCCATAATTTGGCTCCTTTACTCAAGGATAAAGCCTTGTATTCCATTCTGAAAAAACTTTGTCTCTTGCATCAAATTCGCCTATTGGCGATAATGTTAAATCTGAATTTATTTTATAATCTGAGGTATATTCTTTTGATGTTCCACAATTTTCGCATCTTACTTCAAATGTAATTCTTACCGATTCATTTGACAAAGTTCTTCTTGCTAAAGAATATAACTTTGGCTCTTTACCACAAAACGGGCAAGGCTTCAAACCTAAACTATCTTTCAATGTTCCCATCTTTATTCCTCCTTTATATCCATTTTATTATTGGATCTCCTTTATAACCTTTCTCCCATACAAACCAACAAAAGCAAATAGCACTTCCATGTGTGGGCTTTCCATCTTGCCAACAACCTATTCTTTCAGAAAACACATATACAACTTTAGGCGGATTTTCTTCAAATAGCTTCTTTCGTGATTTGCTTTCAAGAAATTGTATTCTAAGTAGCATTGCTACTTTATAACCATCATCAACTAAAGATAAAGCCTTTTCTACAAATTTAAGAGCATATTTATATGGCGGATTTGTTATAATATCTGATTTCTTGTAATACCATAAATCCTCTTTACTTACATTCATAAAATCAATACCACCTTTTCCATATCCTCTGTAGAATAAATCTGTTGATCTTACCTTATAACCGTAGAATTTCAAAATTCTTGATATATGACCTTCACCACAAGCACATTCCCAAATATTATTATGGAATTTTTCTTTTTCTAAAAGCTTTGTTATTGCTATAGGAGGTGTAGCATAAAAATCATCTTTTTGCCTTACATTCTTTGCATAATTTCTTGCACCCAAAGTTGAATATACTGCAACTTTATTTTTCATCTTGTTTTCACCTTCTGACAGCTTTCATATTCTGCCAATTTCTCTTTTAACTTCTGGTTTTCCTCTTTCAATCTTCTGATTTCTTTTTCCAGTTCTTCAATTTTCAGATCCTTTGCATTCTTTAATCTTACTGGCTTATTGTATACTACTTTCATTTTGATACTCCTTATTGTTTTTATAAATGGAAATAACGAATAACAATATAGACTAATGTAGGAAAGTGAACGTCCATTGTTATTCGTTACTTTATAAAAGCAGATACAGAATACTCATACTGAGTTATTCAATCTTTGCATCCATAATTCAGAAAACGAGATTTTTTGTCATTCGTATGTAAATATGATGTTATTGCTTTTATTTACAAAGATTTTATTCAAATTATTATTTTTTCACTTCATGTATATCTTTCATGATTTCTTCAACGTTATAAACGAATTGAATCATTTCGGGTAATCTTGACTTTTCAGTTCTGATAAAGCCTTCTTTTGTTTCTTTTGTAAATCTCTTATGCTTTAATTTTATTAATTCACTCTCTGGGTCATTCCCACGTGTCCCCAGGTACCCCAGAATCAATTGCAAGAAAATATAAGATAAATTATATATCAAAATTTCAAAGCCCATACACGTTAAATTTGAACACATCAGATACGTTGTCAAAATCATAATAAATGCATGTATCAGAATTGATATTATTGCTTTGTAATATCTATTTGTAAATTTGATCCACTTATCAAATAACCTTTTGAAATATTCAAGCATGTTCTTCAATTCCTTTTCTTGCATATTCATCGGCGAGTTCATTTCCAGCAATTCCATTGTGGCCTTTTACTTTTATAAATTTTACCATTGGTTTTGCCAATCTGTATAAAGCCATAAATTCTTGCCATAAATCTTTATTTTTTACTTCATCACCTTTTGAGGTTTTCCACCCATTCTGAATCCAATTATAAATCCAACCTGAGTTAATAGCATTTATACAATATGCTGAATCTGAATATATAGTCCATTCTGTTGCACATCTATCATATACATATTGTAATGCATTTATAATGGCAGTCAATTCCATGCGATTATTTGTAGTTCTCTTTTCTCCACCATAATCAATAAATGTATCATCTGAATATATAACTACCATTGCCCATCCGCCTGGACCTGGATTTCCTGAACAAGCACCATCTGTATAAATATTAACCAATTATATCAGCCGGCC